GATAAGAATATTCATATTATTACAGTTGCAATTTTGACATTGATAGTTATGTTCGTATTCAACATTTCTAACGAAGTTATCATCTGTAAAAGACATATATCTTTCAAGGAGGGCGGCTTTATCTTCTTTGTTATTATCTTTAGGATCTTCTTGATGTTTTACAAGCCATTTTAGAATACTATTTTCATTAATTTTAGGTTTGATCATATCATCCCCTGCTCCTTTTTCAACAATATCGTAATATTTGAAAAGAATAGGAGCCGTATTTATGAGATATTCCACTTCATCATCGGTATTATCAAGTTCATCTATAGTTCTTTTGATAACATCTCTTTCATCACCTAAATCAATTAATTCATCTTGTTCTTCTTTACATATAATAGCATCTCTTTTTTTATCTTCTAGCTCTAGAATTCTTTCGTATATAGCATTAAATTTGTGTTTTAATCCTGATAATTTATCTGCTTTTAATTGAAATTCTGAGAGTTTATTGTTATGTTGTATATCCAATGTTCTTTTGTTTGGTTTTATGGAAGTATTTGAGTTCATTCGAATTCATATTGATATTAATAGATTGAAGCTTTAAGTGTGTTTATGCGTTTTTTGAAAAAAAACAATTACGATTTTTTTTTTTCTAACTATATATTATAAAACAAAATGGGAGGAGGCTTAATGCAACTAGTAGCTTATGGCGCTTAGATATCTTGGGCGTCAACAGTAGACTGCTTATTATGGTTCCTTTCCAAACCATAATGGGGAAAACAGTGTAAGGAAGGGATAAATATGAGTACCCACATATTTATATAGAATCTGCTAGTATCAGATGAATAAATCTGATGCGAGATCTTCAAATTGTCGGGAATCTCCTGAGAGCCTCAACTACTACTTGAATATTGGTGACATTATTCAATACCTAGGTTAATAGCCATAGGCATAGTAAAAACGTTGAGGATTGGACAACCCGCAGCCAAGCTTCTTTTCTTGAAAGGCTTTAGGAAAGAAGAAGGTTCAACGAGTAGACGGAGATCGGGACTTGATGATATGTTAGTCGCATAGAAAGTTCTTAAGGTGTACTCTGACCCTATTTGAAAAAGTGGGGGAAACATGCAAGATATCTACCTAACCGGTAATCCTCAAATTACCTTTTTTAAGGTCATTTACCGAAGACACACAAATTTTTCGATGGAATCAATCGAACAAACCTTCAATGGCTCCGGTGACTTTGGCAAGAAAGTCACTTGCACCGTATCTCGTAACGGTGATCTAATCCATCGCGTGTACCTACGCGTGGAACTACCCTCAGTATCAGTTGCTGCTGGCAAGGCTTTCCGCTGGCTCAACTGGCTTGGCCACATCCTGATCAAGAACGTTGAGATCGAGATTGGTGGCCAACGCATTAAAGATAGTGCTGAAAAGTGTCATGCTCCTATGGTATGTTGTGCAGCCTAGGAGAAAACCCATTTAGTAGTGCACACCCCTTTTGTTAAGGGAACTACAGACACTAGTATTGGATTCAATCCAATGCAACGCTTTCAAATTGCGGGGAACCCCCAAAGCTTTATAGTCATAATGGTTGAGCTATAAGTTCTATGACGATATATCATTTGACAATTATGCTACAAAATGGCATGTTGATCATGTTATTCCATTGAAATTCTTTGATCTTACAGATAAAATCCAAAGACAACAATGTTTTCACTGGACAAATCTACAACCTCTCGACATTCAATCAAATTATGCTAAGTCTGATTCTATTATTCAAGAAATGGTATTGAAACATGCACAAACAATCAAAGAATTTATCAACCGATATGATGGGTACCAAACCAATGTGGAAACATGTTGGTGGCAGAGAGCAGAACTCTGGTATGGTAAAAATCCCAAAGATGAAGAAGACTTTGAGAGTTTTCTGAAACGGGCAATCCGCAGCCAAGCTCCTAACCCCGAGAATGACAAGGGTACGGAGAAGGTTCAACGACTAAATGTTAGCGGGTCTGAAGGATCTAGTCAATCCTAATGATGGCTCAAGATATAGTCTAGTCCCCGGAGAATATCCGATAAATAGGCCGAAAGGTCGGGTGTAAACGTGATAAACAGTACGGAGATTGGTTACACATTTGGAACGAACTAACCCAATCAGCTGGTCACCAGCTTGGTTATGCCAACATGGTTGGCAACATCCCTCAACTCACCACCCCAGTGTACAACCCAGCTGGTGCTTCCTCAGCTATCACTGTTGATGGTCAAATCCTCTACATTCCCCTTGAGTTCTGGTTCAACCGCAACCCAGGACTTGCTCTACCCCTAATTGCCTTACAATACCACGAAGTCAAGATCAATCTTGAACTCCGTGATGTTCGCGACTGCTACTGGGCAGCCAACTGGAATGCTGGTACTAGTGCATGGGATACTTCTCTTAGCGCTGTTACTCCAGGAGCTCTATCAAACTGCTCTCTATTCGTTGACTACATCTACCTAGATACTGATGAACGCCGACGATTTGCTCAAGTATCTCATGAGTACTTGATTGAACAACTCCAATTCACTGGTGATGAATCTACCAGCTCTGAATCCAACAAGGTCAAACTAAACTTCAACCATCCTTGCAAAGAATTAATTTGGGTTGTGCAACGTGATGATAACGTTAGTGAATCTGCCCCAATTGGAAAGCAATGGTTCAACTACACTGATGCTTATGATTACACCTATGTTTCTTCTGGTGCTCAAAACGCATCCGGTGCTTTCACTGCTTCATATAGCAACCTTGTTGCACCTTCCAGTGCCTCAACTGACCGTGATGCTGGTGCAATGCCCGGTATGGCCGCTGGTGGTGCCAACAACGTGTTCGTCCCCGTATCTTTCGAGAACGGCAAGAACCCTGTTGTCACTGCTAAGCTCCAACTCAATGGCCACGACCGCTTCTCTGAACGCGATGGTCGCTACTTCAACCTTGTTCAACCTTATCAACATCACGAAAATGTTCCAAGCCAAGGTATCAATGTTTACTCTTTTGGCCTAAAACCCGAAGAACATCAACCCTCTGGTACTTGCAATATGTCTCGTATCGATAACGCCACCCTACAACTCAAGCTCTCCCAAGGATCCATTAATACTGGATCTAAGACTTGCAAGGTTCGTGTCTATGCCGTTAACTACAACGTCCTACGTATCATGTCTGGAATGGGTGGATTGGCTTATAGCAATTAGGTTATGGGTTGTTTCTTAAATAATAAAAATTGAAAAGGGTGGTATAATAATTAATACTTAAAACTTATTTTTGTTTTGATTTATATACAATAAGTCATAATGAATGTCATTAATAAGAGAGTTATAAATGGTGTAAAAGGAAGTACTGATGCAAAGGTTAAATATGAAATTCTCTGTAATAATGGTAATACTATATTTGCCCTTCACTGGCAAGCTCTCAATGGAAATCCAATCTTATATGACAAAGAATACGATGCAGCTATAAGCAAATATAATTGGTCTCTGAGTGGTAATGGATACGCTTACAATCATATCGAACATATGCATAAGTATATTGTAAAACTATCTAATATTGAAATGACTAAAGAATTAACAATAGATCATATAAATGGATATAAACTTGATAATCGTAAACAAAACTTGAGGATGGCTACACAATCTCAACAGAACTCAAACAGAGCAACAAGACGTGATAAAATAGAACCATGTGAAGAACTTCAAAATTTAGGAGTAAAGGAGTTGCCGAGATATGTTCGCTGGGATCGAACGGAAAGCAAATTTATTATCGAAAAACACCCTATTCTTATCAAGGAAGTTGAAGAAAAAATACGTAAAAAAGCAATAATGAGTGGTACCAAATCAAAAGCATTGAGTGTGATTGAAAAGTATAAAGATATTCTTGCACGGCTGGAAAGTCTTGATGCAAGAAAAGGCGATAAAAACGAGTTTAACATTCTAAGGCAAGAGCTGATAAAAGAATACAATGATATCAAGCAAGCAATATGTAAGTATGAGGGAATTACTTG